TGATTGATCCAGTCACAGCCATCAGCATAGCCACTAACGCCTTTGGTACAATCAAACGAATGATAGCGGCTGGTCGTGAAGTAGAGGATACACTAGGACAAATAGGGCGTTGGTATGGCGCTGTAAGTGATTTAAATGAATGTCAACGTAGAGCAGAGAACCCACCATTGTTTAAGAAGATTGTGTCATCACAGTCTGTTGAGCAAGAAGCAATGCAGGTATATGCTCATCAAAAGAAAGTACAACAACAAGAGAAGGAACTCAGAGAACTCCTGATGTACACCTATGGTAAGTCAGGATACACAGAGTTAGTAGCTTTACGTAGAAAGATTAAGGAACAACGAGAGAAGACTATATACGCACAGGANCGCANNCGNAAGGCAGTATTCTGGAACACTATACAGATCGCAGGCATTTTAACATTAGCCGCTGGTCTTTACTTTACAATCTCTTTGATCATAGGACAGGGAAATGGATGAACCAACTAAAGATATACTAGACGTAGCCGCAGGCTCTACAGCAGTATTAACTATGGCGGCTTGGTTGCCACCAGCAGCATCTTTGCTGACTATTGTGTGGCTAGGTATTAGAATATATGAATCAGATACTGTGCAGAGAATAGTGCATGGTAAGAAACAGCTTGACAAACAAGACTAAATAGTGTATAATATATGAGTATTTTAACTACTTTAATATCTCCTCTAGCTGGTTTAGCAAAGAATTATTTATCTAACAAAGCTGAACAAGCTAAAGCAAAGCATGAAGCTAAGATGAATGTTATCCAAAATGATGCTGACTGGGAAGCTAAGATGGCTGAGGCTTCTGCGTCAAGCTGGAAAGATGAGTTCTGGACTTTAGTGTTGTCAGTGCCTATCTTCATGGTTGGTTACGCTATTGTTGTTGGTGATATGACAGTAGTTGATAGAGTTCAAGAAGCATTCGTAGCGTTAGGTAGTCTCCCAGAGTGGTATCAATACCTGTTGTTTATAGCCATCAGTGCCAGCTTTGGTATTAAAGGCGTAGACAAACTAATGAACATGAGGAAGTAGGGATGGGCGGTGGAGCGTATAGTACAAATAATCGCGTCAATGCGGCAGTAGCTGCTAAGGCAAATGCTCGTCAGCCTGTTGAAGAAGTTGTTTCTCTAAATGCAGATCCTTTTCCCCCTACTGTTTCTCTAAATGCCGATCCTTTTCCCTCTACTGTTTCTACATTAAACGCATATAAGGGAATACCTGATTTAGATTTTGGTGTTGGTACACAGTACGACAGCTTTGAAGAAGCCTTGGGTGGTTATGGAGATTACTTTTCTAATATACAAGATCAGAGAAAGTCAGCAGCAAAAGTAGTAAATTATAATCAGTATGATCCTAGTGATTTTGTTAGAGAAAGCAAAGGAGGCTCACCACACGCTGTTATTGGCCGCGCCTCTGGAAAATCTTTAGCAGACTACATTACTAAAAATGACATACCACTTACTAAAGAAGTAGATGGTAAAACGATGTACCTCACTACAGGTGATGATAATGCCAGTTTCTCACTTATGTCTGATAAGTACAAAGGTGGTAAGTTAGTCGCTCAAGGGCCAGTAGGTACTTATTCTTCAGTTTTTGTTAAAGATGATAATCTAGTTGAAGGCTTTTTAAAAGAGCCTATTGTTAACCTAGCGGCTAGTTTTATTCCGGCAGGGACTCTAGCTATGACTGCTGCAAAGACTGCGGCAGGTGTTAAAGTAACACCTATGGAAATAGCCAGTAGTATGTTGACTGCACTAGAGATGGCGGGGGTAATTAAACCTCCTGCACCTGTTGATGCACCTGTTGATGCACCTGTTGATGTACCTGTTGATGTACCTGTTGATGTACCTGTTGGTAATACACCCTCTCAGCTACCCCAAGGAACTAAGCCTCCTGTATTGGGCGATATAGCTGTTGGCGGTAAGCCTCCTCAGATGACCAAAGGCACTGGCTTGTTTGGCTCTACCTATGCACAAACAAAGACAGCCTTGAACGTAGCAGCCGCAGGAGATGTCAAAGGTGCGGCTATTGCTTTGGTAGGTGATAATTTAATTAAAGAGGGCTTAGACAAAATAGGTTTAGACCGAGCAACTATTGAAGATGCAGGTATCCAGTATGATGACTTCCAAGCTGGTATAGGAAAGACGGTAAAGAAACTAGCGGCAGGCGAAGAGTTGGACGAGGCTTTGGCTCATGGTCTAGGTAAGTACATCAGAGAAGGTGGTACACTAGGTAGCATTGACTTGCCTTCTGTTGATCTTGGTATTGACGTAGACGGTCTTTCAGAGTTTATTGGCCCTATTACAGACAAACTGTCAGAGGTAGAAACAGCAGTTAGACAGGGATTGTCTGAGTTTGATAAAGAGGTGTTACAGCCTAGTACAAAACCCATAGGGGATACTTTATCAGCCGCAGAAACTGAAGTTAGGCAGGGGTTATCTACACTAGATAAAGAAGTATTACAACCTATTACACAGCCTATAGGTGACATTGTTGAAGATGTTGGTCAAGAAGTTGGCGATGTAGCGTCAGCTTTAGACACCGCAGTTAGACAGGCTTTACCTAACACTTCTATAGACTTACCTAGCGTAGACTTACCTAGCGTAGACTTACCTAACTTAGACTTCCTTAACTTAGGACTCAATCCATCATTAGGTTCTACAGGTATGTTTCAGTTAAACAACCCTACAGTTACAACAGATGCTTTGTTTGGTGACGAGTTGCTTAATTTTAAAACTGAAATAGAATCTACACAAGAGCGTCTAGAATACATAGATTTAAATGAACCGGCAGAGAACTTTTTTGAAGACACAATTAATGAGCGACAACAACGGAGTTACATGTTCTAATGACTTACTTACAATTAGTTAACAGCGTATTACGCAGATTGCGAGAGGACGAAGTAACTACTGTTGCTCAGAACTCCTACTCTAAACTTATAGGTGAGTTTGTTAATGATTCTAAACGCACCGTAGAAGACGCTTATGACTGGACTGCTCTGCGTACTACATTAACTGTGTCAACTACAGCAGATACATTTAACTATGTACTCACTGGCTCACAGAACAGAATGAAAATACTTGATGTTATCAACGACACATCTAACTTTTTTATGCAGTATAAAACCTCACGTTGGATGGATCAGGCATTCTTGATAGACGAGCCACCCATAGGCGCACCCCAGTTCTACAGCTTTAACGGTGTCAATGCCGCAGGTGACAACGGTGTAGANCTCTATCCTAAACCTGACAAGGCTTATCAAGTACGCTTCAATGTGGTACTACGNACANCAGAGTTCACAGCAGACACAGACAATATGCAGATACCTTCCTCTCCTGTAGTTCAGCTTGCTACAGCGTTGGCGGCTAGAGAACGTGGAGAGACTGGCGGTACATCAGCGGCAGAGTTGTTTGCCTTAGCTGATAACACATTGGCTGATGCTATTGCTATTGATGCTTCACAACATCCTGAAGAAACTATCTGGTATTCTTAAATGGCACAACAACTACAGAACATTACAGTAGCTGCACCGGGATTTGCTGGTCTTAACACACAGGACTCACCTATTGGTGTTGATCCTTCGTTTGCCGCTATTGCAGACAACTGTGTTATTGATAAGCTAGGCCGTATTGGTGCGCGTAAAGGATGGACAGCAGTATCTACTAACGGCTCTTCTGTGCTAGGCAGTAGCCGTGGTATTGAAACTGTACATGAGTTTATAGATAACTCTGGTGACAAGGTTGTACTGTCAGCAGGCAACGCTAAAGTATTCAAAGGTACTACAACCTTAACAGACATTACTCCTAGTAGTTACACACCTACAGCTAACAACTGGAAAACAGTATCACTAAACAACCATGTGTATATGTTCCAGAGAGGGCATGAGCCACTGGTAGGCACAGACGAGTCAGGTTCTTTTGTGCTAGAAACTATGTCAGGTCATAGCCATAGTACAGGTGTTGCACCACAAGGCAATGAAGTCTTAGCGGCCTATGGTAAGCTGTGGGTAGCAGACGTTACAGGTAACAAGCACACTGTCTACTGGTCTGACACACTCAGCGGTCATGCTTGGACAGGCGGTGCTTCAGGCTCGTTAGACGTTACTTTAGTATGGCCTACAGGCTTTGACGAGATAGTGGCTCTAGCGGCTCACAATGGCTTCCTAATCATCTTTGGTAAGAAGTCTATACTTGTGTACTCAGGTGCATCCTCTCCTGCCTCTATGACGCTTACAGACACCATAGAAGGCGTTGGCTGTATAGCCCGTGACTCAGTACAACACACAGGGACTGACATACTGTTTTTGTCAGACACAGGTGTGCGTAGCTTTGGTAGGACTGTACAAGAAAAGTCTATGCCTATGCGCGACATTAGTAAGAATGTACGCACTGACTTAATATCGTTAGTGGCTCTACAGACTAATGCTATCAAGTCTTTATACAGTGCTGAAGAAGCCTTCTACTTGCTTACGTTACCTGACAGCAACACTGTGTACTGTTTTGACATGAGGCAGTCTTTGCCTGATGGCTCTAATCGCGTTACTACTTGGTCTGGCTTAGATCCTTTATCTCTTGCTTTATTAGAAAATGGTGATATATACATAGGGCTTGAATCAGGTGTTGTTAAATACAATGGTTACTTAGACGGTACTGCTCAGTATCAAATGCGTTACTTCAGTAACCCGTTAGACTTTGGCAACACTTCTAATCTAAAGTTTTTAAAGAAGTTTAACGTAACTATTATTGGTGGTCAGGCAACAGAGGCTATTCTTAACTGGGGCTATGACTACACTTCTAACTANACTAAGCAAGCCTTAGTCTTTACTTCTTCAGCGGGCGTATCAGAGTATGGTATAGCTGAATACAACATTGCTCAGTACGTAGCGAGTGGCACTATCAACACACCTAAGATAAATACTACAGGTAGTGGTGAGGTAGTTACTATTGGTATCGAGTCTGAGATTAACGGATCATCCTTTTCTATTCAAAAAATTGACATACACGCTCTATTAGGGAGACTTATCTAATGTCCAACTACACAAAGACAACTAACTTTGCAGCTAAAGATGCTCTCTCTTCTGGCGATCCTAACAAGATAGTTAAAGGTACAGAGATAGATGCTGAGTACAATAACATTGCTACAGCCAGTGCTACTAAAGCTGACATTGCTGGCCCTACATTTACTGGTACTGTTACAGCCGCTACCGTAAACGTCACAGGTACACTGACGGCTGACACAATTACTGGAGGGGCGTACTAATGGCGGCTAATATGTTTGCGGGAGGTACTCAAGGTTTTTATAATAACCAAGCTACACAGACAAATCAATTCCCTATCAATACAAGTTTAAACCCTTATGCTGGACAACCTTTAGGTGGCGGTATTAATAACATAGGAAGTAGTTTCAATGCGGCAGCTTCTCAGCCTTCTTCTATAGTTGCTAACACTACACAACCTCAAGGTTTTTTTAAAAGTATTGGTAATTTTATTGGTAACAACGCAAGTGACTTGATGCGATCAGGTGGAGAGTATTACTTAGGTCAGCAAAATATTGAAGGCGCTCAAAAGCTAGGCCGTGACACTCAGGCAGGCGCACTGGCCTTAGCTAAAGAAGCTAAAGAAGGAACAGCTTTTAAGCCTTACACTGTTACCAGTGGTTTAGCTAATGTACAAACTACGGCTGACGGTGGGTTTGGCATCAACCTGACTACAGAGCAACAAGCGTTACAGGAGCAACTACAAGGTCAGGCAGGTGGTTTATTCGGTCAAGTAGGTGTAGACCCTGCTTTAGCACAAGCACAGTTGTATGAGCAAATGAGAGCCGTACAACGTCCTGAAGAGGAACGTCAGCGTCTAGCACTAGAAGAGCGTATGTTGTCACAAGGACGCTTAGGTCTAGGCTCTGCCGCTTATGGTGGTTCTTCACCTGAGTTACTGGCTCAAGAGACTGCACGACAAGAAGCTATGGCTCGTGCT